TTGCTATTTACTTTGACGATTTCAGCAAGAAGAAGTGTTTTATGGCCGACAATGTACGAATCAATCAAGCTACTTCTAAGATGATTACTGGATTGGTTGCAGAAGAAGCTGCTAAGAAGCAACAACGTGAAGCTGGACTCATCCAGATTACAGAGGCGGCAGCTAAAGCCGGTTTTGGACCTACTGTCTACATTCGCAGATATGATGAGGGAGCGAAACTTGCTGATGTGTTGCAAGCAATTCTTGATGACAAGGCATTAGCTGAACGAGCTAAAGCGGAAGATGAGTTGAAAAAGCGCATAGATGAAATGACTGCTATCGCGGTGGCTAAAGGTTTGAACCCTGAAAAGTACGTTGATTTGCTAAGAGAGGGTCGCTCTGCTTTGGATACTATCGATATCCTACATGCAGACGCAGATGAGCTTAGACGGACTAAAGCAGAAGCGAAACAAGATACTCAGGGTCAATTCTACGCCCAAAATCAGCCTGAATTTGGGTCAGAAAGCAGTTCAGGGGGTAATTATACCCCAGAGAAAGAAACAGCCCAAAAATCGCAAAATATGGCTTCTGAGGATGGCGTTAAAAAATATGGTTACAAATTTACTGTAGATTTAATTTTTCCAGCAGAAAATGCAAAGGAAATAAAGGAGCAATTTAAAGAATGGCTCAATGCTCACGGCGTTCAATTTGAGCCACAAACAAAATCAGTAAAGGTAGAGATGAAATGACAATGGATTTACTTGGAAAAGATTACTACTCGGTAGATTCCGCACGTCGCTACTGGTCTATCTCGCAATACAAGCGATTTAGGGAGTGCGAAGCACGGGCATTGGCAGAGCTAGAAGGAGAATGGGAAGATCAAAGAGACAACACAGCTCTCTTGGTTGGTAACATGGTTCACAGCTATTTCGAAAGTCCAGAAGCACATAAGAAGTTTATGGATGAAAATGCGGATGCCATGATTTCGAAAGCTGGGAAAACCAAAGGTCAGTTAAAAGCTGACTTCTTAGTCGGCCAGCGAATGATTGAGCGACTGGAAGCTGACAAACAGTTCATGGACTATTATGTCGGTCAGAAAGAGGTTGCTATCACAGGCGAAATCGAAGGAGTGGAATTTAAAGGCAAGATTGACTGTCTCAATGTTGAAAAAGGGTATTTCGTGGATATTAAGACCACGAAATCTGACATTGACAGCATGGTTTGGGTTCAGGATGAAGCAAGCGGGCGAAATATTCAAGTCCGCTGGTTCGAAGCTTGGGGGTATGTCCTTCAGATGGCAGCTTATAAGAAAATGCTAGAAGAGAAGTATGGCAAGGAGTTTACCCCTGTTATCTATGCCGTGACTAAAGAGCCGACCCCTGATACCAGAGCGATTGTTTTCCAATCGCAGGAAAAACTTGATTATGAGTTGACCGAGCTGTCTATGCTTATCCAACATCTTGACAAGGTCAAGCGAGGCGAGGAGAAAGCAAAGCCGTGCGGCCATTGTGAATACTGCAAAACAAAAGCTTTGAGCCAGCGTGTAGAGGTGGTCTGATGATTCATCTCTACGAAAATCATCTCGGTGGCTGGTACACGTTGGGTCGCTATGAAGAGCCAGATTACTGCGAGACGTGTAGAGAGTTCGATGAGTTATTGGAGCATTTCGTAGCTTGGAAGATGTTGCGCTGAAGTTGATGAAAGAAAATGCTTCAGACGAAGAAATCCAGCGAGTAACTGGACTTAAAGTGATTGTTAAATTCGAGAAACCAACTATTTCCATTTTGGAAACAACTCAAAAACCAACAAGCCGTGCATTCTTGTAAAACTGCGAACTAGAAAGCGTTAAAAACGGTCATGTGACCTTGGACGAGCGGCTGCCCGTATTTAGCCAAATTCACAAAGGCAGTCGCATTTTTTGGATAAACAGATGAAATTTTTGGATTTATTCGCTGGCATTGGTGGATTCCGTTTAGGAATGGAATCGGCCGGGCATGAATGTATAGGCTTTTGTGAGATTGATAAATTCGCAAGAGCCAGTTATAAAGCTATACACGACACGAAGGGAGAAATTGAATTACATGACATTACAAGAGTCACAGATGAGTCTATTCGAAGAATCGGACGTGTGGACGCTATCTGTGGAGGATTTCCGTGCCAGGCTTTCTCAATTGCAGGAAACAGACGAGGTTTTGAAGATACACGAGGAACTTTGTTCTTTGAAATTGCTAGGTTCGCATCTATTCTCAGACCTCAATATCTATTCCTTGAGAATGTCAAAGGACTCCTCAATCACGAAAACGGAATTACATTCGAGACCATTATCTCAACCTTGGATGAGCTGGGGTACGATGTGGAATGGCAAGTGCTTAATAGCAAGAATTTTGGAGTCCCCCAAAATCGGGAACGTGTGTTCATTATCGGACATCTTAGAGGAGAACGTACCAGAAACGTTTTTCCTATCAGCGGAGAAAGTGAACAATCTGATCATCAACCACCAAAAATAGAAATTATAGGCAATACTAAAAATCCGAATGGCACAAGTAAAGGAACTAAAAGCGTGGTCTATGGTTCAGGTGGTGTAGTGGGAACTTTAACCGCAACAGATTACAAAGAGCCTAAGCAGGTCGCTATAAAACAGTTCGGAATCCTGCAACCCAATTTTAATCAATGTGGAGTGGTTTACGAAACAGACGGCATAGCACCAACAATCCGAGCCTATCAAGGTGGAGGCCTTGAACCTAAAATCATCCAACGTGGTCATGGCTACAATCAAGGCGGAGAATATGGCATCGCTCCGACTCTAACAAGTAATAGCTATCACGAAAATAATGTTTTAAAAATAACAGAGGCGACCTCTCAAGGATACGCTGAAGCACAAATTGGTGATAGTGTGAACTTATCACACCCAAACTCTAAAACAAGACGAGGTAGAGTTGGGAAGCAAGTTGCTAATACTTTACTGACTGGCGAGAGTCAAGGGGTGGTTGAACCTGACTTTAGAATTAGAAAGCTGACACCTCGTGAATGCTGGAGGTTACAAGGATTTCCAGACTGGGCTTTTGATAAGGCGCAAGAGGTCAACTCAAACAGTCAATTATATAAACAAGCAGGAAATAGCGTGACAGTCAATGTCATAGCAGCGATAGCAAAGGAGCTACAATGAAAAATCTGACCTTATCGTTAGACATTTCAACTACTGCGACAGGCTGGGCCGTATTTCACGGCTCTAATCTTGTTCAGAGTGGTGTCTTAAAACATAAAAGCAAGTCCTTCTTTGAGCGTGGCCGTTTCATGGCTAGCGAATTGCGAGCGATTCAATCGAGAGCGCTCCAGAAATACAACTGCCATTTTGAATCGATTGTGGTCGAGAAGAACTCAGTCATGGGGCCAAATCAGCAGTCTATGATTAGTATCGGAATTGTGACAGGTATCATCCTTGGCCGACTGATTGCTGACAATGTGTACTTCGTGAATGTGTCGACCTGGCGCAAGTACTGGAAATTTAGCTACAAAGACCGAAGTAAGAAATCAATGAAGCTGCAGGCCGTTGCTAAGGTGTCTGATGAATTCGGCCTGAACGTCAAAGACGATGAGGCTGATGCAATCCTGATTGGTTCATATTTTGTAAACCATGGCCAAGAATTTGGAAATCTGGAAAGCCACAAGGTGAGTTGAGGAGTTGGAAGATGAATAAGCAGGAATTGATTGATTATTGCAATACCTTAAAAGAAAATAAAAGTAGATTTATCAATTGTATTGATGTAGACCGAATCATCGACACAATCAAACAACTAGACGAACCAGAAAAAGTAAAAGTTCCGCAGTTTGTAGCTGAATTTATCACAGAACAGAAAAAACTAGGTCATACACTGTCCTACTCAATAGATGCAAGCATGTCTGACAGAGTTGCAGAATGGTATTGGGACAACTCCGAATTATTCGCACTAGCTTGGATTTTCGGCTACGAGGTCGAGAAAGAGAAGCGGTATCTGGTTAAGATTAAAGGGAATATTAAAGAAAATATGTTGGTTTATGGAGAACTTTTGGAAAGGTATTTCTTTACAAAAAGCTTTAGTTTAGACAATGCTATATATTCCCACACCCGCAAAGAACTCGAAGAAGCTGGATTCGGATGGGTTTTCGATTGTGAAGGTGTTGAAATTGAGGAGGTTGAAGGATGATACAAACGCTTGAAGAAGGAATGAAGGATCAAAGTAAACGCATAAAAATCCCAATGGAAATTAGACAGTTTGATATAGGGTATCGAATAGTGAATCAACATGGAAATCCGCTTGCCTTAAAAAACGGAGCAAGTATATTCGCTTTACCTTCGCTTGCTGAAAAAGCAACAAAGAAAGAGTTTGGGAAAAACGATCCAGACTTTGACATCGAAAAACATTTTGTCGAAGAGGTCGCTATTGTCAATTTAAGTAAATTTCATAGTTATTTTGAGGAGGTGGAGTGATGGCTAGAAAGGTACAAGCAACGCTTACCAAAGATATGTATGACCATGTCGAAGCCATCAAAGAATATGGTGGTTATAGAAGCATATCAGAAGTGGTCAATAAAGCACTTGAAAAGTTAGTAAATGAACATGCCTACAATGAAATATATAAATATTATTTGCAAAAAGTAAGAGATGGGAGAGAGGTCACAGATTGAAACGATTCATAGCTATCTGGATTCTGCTATCTGCTGGACTAAACATCTGGCAGATGGACAGGATTCGAGATTTGGAAGAAAAGAAGCCGATGGTTATCTACAAGGCGGATAACGCAGGCGCTGAGATATTTGGTAAGGTCGTTGAGAAAGGACGGCATGGAAAGCTGTATACAGTGACTATCAGAGATTATGGAATTTTTGTGATCACCAAAGAGCAGTGGGATAAAGTGAAAGTTGGGGATGAGGTAAGAATATGAATTATAAAGTAACAGTCGATGGTAAGGAAATCGAATATGGTGCCTTGGTTGAAAAATCACGTTTTTCAGACAAAGAATGGTCTGAAATTTATGCTGAAATTGTCAAGCAAAATTGGCCAGAAGTTTTTGAAACCAGGAAATCGGATACTGCATTTATTGATACGCTTGGCGCCTTGGTTTCACTAGAAGAACGATACGAAGCATTGCTTGAGTTATTACCTCAAAATCAGTTCTCCTACGCTGGTACACATCCAAAATGGGTAGCTGATGCAGTAGCAGAGAACACTCTGAATAAAGAGGACACGATGCTAGATGTATCTGATTTAATCGGACGATGCAATACTATCGAAGAATTGAAGAACGAACTGACAGAGTATTTTGATTTGGAAGAATTATAGGTGTTACTATGAACACACTAGAAAAAGTCAAACAATGGTTTATAGACCGTGATTTAGAAAATGGTGGACGACTAGACAAGCAGTCGCTAAAGCTTAGCGAAGAGTTCGGTGAACTCTGTGCTGGCTATCTCAAAAAGAATGAGCAACTGACCAAGGACAGCATCGGAGATTGTGCAGTCGTGATTGTCGGTCTGGCCTTGCTCATCAAGGAAGATGTGAATCAGATTTTCAAAGAATCTGATAATATCAAGAGAAAAGATGCAATGGAAAGCTTCATCTCACTTAATGCAAATATTAGTGAGTTTCAACTATCACAAGAGTTTGCTAGTAAGGTGTTGTGTAGTCAGAATCTAGTACGCTCGATCGGCTACCTGAAATCAATCAGCAAATCGCTTGGTTACAGTTTTGAGGAATGTTTTGAACTGGCTTACCAAGAAATTAAAGACCGCAAGGGTCGTTGGATTGATGGCTCGTTTGTAAAAGAGGAGGATTTATAAAATGAAAAAACTAGGAATTATTATTGGGGCGGTATTTGTAATCGTTGTATCGCCATTTGTAGTTCAGTATGGATGGAATGAGATTATCACAACAATTGTTCCAGTTGGTAAAATTACAGTCTGGAAAGCATTAGGGATGGATGCACTACTATCTTTCATCTGGCCTGTGTTATCCAGCAAAAAAGAATCTGAAGAGGATTATTCGTATACTGTTAAAAGCAGTATTTCAAAAATCATTACATGTGCATTCTTGATATGGTTAGCTAGCTTGTTTATTTAAGGAGGATTTAACATGACACCAAAATTTAGAGCGTGGGATAGTTGGCGAAAAAGAATGTCGGTGGTTGATAGGATTTATATAGACACTGAAGGAGTTCGCTTATATGATGATTTTGGAGAGTATTGGAGAGATTTTAGAGATGCCAAACTCATGCAATCAACAGGACTCAGAGACAAGAACGGGAAAGAGGTCTTTGTCGGAGATATTATTAAATGCACAAGAGGATGCCTTCACGAAGTCTATATAGAAAAAGAATATGGCGTACATATTTTGGAGGAATGCCAGCTGTATACCTAAAAGACTTGAGAGAAGGATATGCGTGGACTGAGCATGAAGAAATCATCGGCAATATCTACGAAAACCCTGAACTTTTGGAGGATAAATGATGAACTACGAACAAAGATTGACTGATAAACGAAGACAAAGATTCGCATTTATGTTAAGGCAAAAACGAAAAGACAATAAGATTACTTTGAAAGAATTAGGAAATAAGCTAGGCTATTCAACTGCAACAATCTCAAATTGGGAGAATTTAAAAGCCGTACCTGATATGTACAATGTTGAAGACGTAGCGACTTATTTCAATCTGCCGATAAATGTCCTTGTCGGGGAAAAATAAAAAAGCCAAGACATTCTCTGTCTCAGCTATAATCTCAATAATATTATTATATCACAAAGGAGATAGAGAGTGAACAAGGCTAAAGAGTTATTGAAAGAATTACAAGACCTTGACATGGACATCCAAAGCCGTATAGATGAAATCAATGAACTTGAGGCAGGTTTGCTCTCAAGTCCTAAGTGGTCAGATGTCAAAGTCAAAGGTGGACAAACTAGAAAAGTTGATGATGTCTATACTCAGCTGGTAGTGATGAAAGAGGCTATAGAGCAGGATACTAAAGAGGTCATTAACAGAAAACTTAAATTAGGTAGAGTGATCAACAGGCTTAAAAATCCAAAGTACAGGGCAATCTTGAGAATGACATATATTACTAAAACGTATATCGAGGATATCTGTGATAAGTTATCAATCAGCAAGAGCTCGTATTACAGCATGCGTAAGGTTGCTATTGAAGAGCTGGAGGTAATTTTGGAATAATTTGGAATTTCTTGAGTTATCTTGAGAATATCTTGAGAATATGTGTTAATCAAAATAATCTTGATGTGCACTGTAATGATAATCTGTTAGAATGGTAGTGTCAAGAATTGAAAAGAGAGGTACCTGAAATCAGGGTGTCGTAAAGGGCATTGAGGGTTCGAGTCCCTCCCTCTATTTCGTTCATTGACGTCTCCTTTATATTTATTATATTTTTCCGAGGTTTCGGCCTCGTTTTGGCGGTGACAGGCGTAAAGTGATTTTCTCTCCTATATATTTTTTCGGTTCGATTCCGGGCATCGCCGTTGAGTGTTTGTGTTCCAGAATGGTGTAGGCAGTAGGCCTAGCATTCATATATCACTCATTAACTTAAAAATGGTTGCAGTAGCGACCGAACCTCGCATGGTTGCGTAGCTAATTATATTCCGGATAAGTTATAAGCTAGAGGGTTTGATTCCTTCAGAGGTTGTAAAGACTACAAAAAATAAATCAGAAAATTTATTTCTAATTAACACGCAAGGTAGTAGTCGTCTTGCAGGAAGGTCGCACATCGTGTGGCTTTTTTATTGTGAAAGGAGGTGATGGAAAATTGAATGAGAGACAAAGACGATTTGCAGATGAGTACATCATCAGTAGAAACGCAACACAATCCGCAATAAAAGCAGGGTATTCTGACAAAACAGCGAGGTCTATAGGGCATAAGTTATTGACAAAAGTTGACATTTCTGAATACATTAAAAAACGTACAGAAGAACTTTTTGATGAACGTTCGATGTCAATCGTAGAAGCCTTGGCAATCTCTGCTAGTATCGCTAGAGGGGAAACTCAACAAGGATATTCTAAAAAAACTGTAAAGACTGCTGAAGGCGTGGAGGTATCGGAAACGACTTATGAATTTACTCCGACGATTGAAGAAAGACAACGCTCTCTAGACCACATATTCAAAGTGAATGGAGCATATTTAGAGAGAAAAGAAATCGAAATGTCTTCGGCTGTTCAATTCGTTGATGATATAGGAATTGGCGATGAAGCGTAGAATGAGCGAATTTATCCCAAAGGCTTTCTATCCTATGTGGCGTGCAGCGTTTGACCCTAAAATCTTACATGTAGTTGAAAAAGGTGGACGTGGTTCTGGTAAGTCAAGCGACATCGGACACGTTATTGTTCAACTGATTATGCGCTATCCAGTCAATGCCGTGTGTATTCGTAAGACAGATAATACGCTAGAACAATCGGTTTACGAGCAATTGAAATGGGCGATTAGTGAGCAAGGGGTCAGTCATTTATTTAAGATTAATAAATCCCCTTTGAAGATAACCTATATCCCAAGAGGTAATTATATTATCTTCCGTGGTGCACAAGATCCAGAGCGTATTAAATCCTTGAAAGATAGCCGTTTTCCATTCGCAATCTGCTGGATTGAAGAGCTTGCTGAGTTTAAAAATGAAGATGAAGTAAAGACAATCACCAACTCACTTCTACGTGGAGAATTGGCTGATGGTCTTTTTTATAAGTTCTTTTACTCTTACAACCCACCCAAAAGAAAACAATCTTGGGTGAATAAGAAATATGAGAGCGTCATACAGCCCCCTAACACCCACGTACACCATTCGACATACAAAGATAACCCTTTTATTGCCAAAGAGTTTATAGAAGAAGCAGAGGCAACGAGAGAGCGTTCTGAGAAGCGTTATCGTTGGGAGTATCTGGGGGAGGCTATCGGTTCGGGTGTAGCACCGTTTGAAAATCTAGTATTCCGCAAGATTACAGACGAGGAAATAGCAAGGTTTGATAACATTCGGCAAGGGAACGACTTTGGTTATGCTAATGATCCTCTGGCTTTTGTAAGATGGCATTACGACAAGAAGAAACGTGTTATCTATGCTATCGATGAGATTTATGGCGTGAAGATTAGCAACCGTGAATTGGCTGAAAGAATCCGTGAGAAAGGCTATCAATCTCAGATGATAACCTGTGATAGCGCAGAGCCTAAGTCGATTGATGAATTAAAACTGCAGCTGAATATTCCACTTGTTCAAGGTGCTAAGAAAGGTCCTGATAGTCGTGAGTATGGGGAGCGCTGGTTGGATGATTTGGATGCCATTGTGATAGACCCAGAACACACACCGAACATTGCAAGAGAGTTCGAAAGTGCCGACTATGCAGTTGACCGTGATGGAAATCCCAAGCCTAAATTAGAAGAAGTAAATGACCACACAATCGACGCTACTAGATATGCGTTTGAAGACGATATGAGACAGCCAGGAATATCATTCTGGTAGGAGAAGGAGAAATGTTGAGTAATTGGTTTAAATGGTTAATTAGGCGGTTGTTGATTAAGAATACAACCCAAAACGAAATACTAGAGATTGAGATCAGAGAACATCAGGCATCTGAGAAGGTAAGCACGATGAAACAGGCTTACGAATATTATCGAAACCAAACGGATATTCGAAAGAAAAAAGTAGATGTAGACTGGCGGACAAACTCAAGGATTGAATTGGGTTTGTTTAAGAAGCTGGTAGACCAGAAGGTCGGGTATTTGTTTTCTAAACAACCTACCATCTCGCTAGAGGGAGAAGAATCACAAGACTTTTTAGACAGCGTGTTTGATGAGGATCTTTTATCTACAATTAAGTCACTCGGTAAGGAAGCAGTGATGAAAGGGATAGCTTACGGCTTGCCTTATTACGATGAGAACGGCCATCTACGCTTGTTTAAAATCCCAAGTGAGCAGATTATTCCCTTTTGGAAAGACGAGCGTCATTTGGAACTATCTGCCTTTGTACGTGTCTACAAACAAGCAGTCTACGAAAGTGGAGTGAAGAAAACCAAAACCTTTGTAGAATACTACGATGAACAAGGAATTACAGATTATATCTGGACAGGCTCACATCTTGAACTCAATCCACTGTCCAAGGAGACCAAGGGGAATTTTTATTATGTCAATGCAGACGGTACACGGATTCCTTATACTTGGGAGAAAGTCCCTCTGATTCCATTCCGCTACAACGAGTATGAGGACGGTCTTTTAGTCCAAACCAAGTCTCTGATTGATAATATTCAACTTCAAATGTCTACTAACGCAGATATGTTGGCAGATATGCCGAAACTGATTTATGTTTTGAAAAACTATCAGGGTGCAGATTTGGGCGAGTTCATGAATAATCTGAATAAGTTCCGCTCTATCAAGGTTTCTAGTGATGGTGGTGTAGATACCCTACAAGCAGACAATGATACTAGCGGAGTTGAAGCAGATATCGAACGCTCTCGTAAGTTCTTGTATGAGGCTGCACGAGCTATTGATACCCAAGATGATAATCTAGGGAATGCCAGTGGTCAGGCTCTTAAATGGCGCTATACAGACCTTGATTTGGACTGTAATGAGCTGGAAAATGAGTTTCAAAAAGGCATTAAGCAATTCCTTTGGTTCGTAGAACAGTATGCAGCTAATAAAGGAGTAGCATTTGACGCGTCTAAATTTACTTATGTCTTTAATCGTGACATCATTTCAAACGAGTCTGAAGCGATTCAAGACTGTGTGAACTCAATCGGTATCTTAGACGACCTAAGCATTCGTGAACAACATCCATGGTATCAACCAGAGGTTGAGGAGCGCTTGAAAGAACAACAGGAACAAGGACAAGATCCATACTCTCAGACTAATTTCAAAAAGGTAGATGAAGATCATGACGACCGAGAACAAGAAAAAGATAGATGAGTACTGGACTGAGCGAGCTTTACAACAGGAGCACAACGCTCAGATAGTAGCTGATAGGTACATGGCACAGATTGGCCAATCTTTGGCAGACTATAAACATCAGCTACTATCTGAGATTGAGAAGTTTTATGCCAGGTATGCAGTTGATAATAAAATGACTCATGCGGAGGCCAAGCAATATCTGACGGATAAAGAACGTAGAGAGTTTAAGCATGGAACTCTTGAAAGATTCCGTGAGATGGCCTTGAATCCTGACACACCGACACCACTGTTGGACGCCTTGGGATATCGTCATCGTATTAGTCGCAAAGAGGCTTTGCTTGCTGAAATTGAGCGTCTAACAGCTGAGTTATATGGTAAGCCAGACGGCATACATGACAAGGTCACAGAGGCTCTTAGTGACGTCTACATCAAAGGTAAAATCCATCAAGCTAAGAACCTGGCTCATTTTGGAATCATAGAGAAACCAATATTAGGTGTAGATGCAGTTAAGCATAAGATGGGGAGTAACTGGAGTGGTAAAACCTTTTCTGAAAATGTATGGGTGCATAAAGAAGTTGCTTATAAAGCAATTAGTGATGTCTTGAATAAAGGTCTGACAGGCGGCTGGTCTATTGATAGAATGGCTAGAGCCCTTTCTGAACGTACAGGAGTCGCCTATCACCGAGCTGATACGCTTGTCAGAACTGAGACGACTTTTTACAATAACCTTGCGACGCTAGATACTATCAAGGAATTAGGTGGTGACCACTACGAAATTGTAGCAGTCTTAGACAGTCGTACAAGTGAGATTTGCAGGTTAGAAAATCATGAGGTTCATTCTGTCAAAGAATACGAACCAGGACGAACTGCACCGCCTTTCCATGTTCGTTGCCGTTCTACTATCAGGCCTGCAGTCAAGTCTGACAAGCCTAGCCCTTACTTTGATATCTTGCAAAACGACAGCTCAGTAAAACTAGCTACCGAGAAACGTTCTCTGGACGAAATCTTTGCAGGTTGGGAGCGTGAAGGGGAAGCTGTTCTTAGAGGTGTTAAGGAATCTGAGGTTGTGCCCGACCTAAAACCGAATGAAATAGATGACTTCTTCAGAAAGCAAAAATCTTATCAGAAGTGGTTGAGAAATCTATCTAGTTATGAAGCGGAATCTATCCATGAATATACAACAGCGATGTACGAGGATTACAACCATGTATTAAGAGTAGGAAAACAAGAATTTTTAGATAAAATATCAGGTGGAAACTCACAAAAATTAAGTGATGAGACTAAAAAGTGGTATAATGATATTGAGAAGAAATCTAAGCAGATTATTTCAGCTATTTCAACGTATAAAGCAGAAAAAACATTTAAAACTTATCGATTATTTAATCAATCAGAAGACAATTTTTTAATAAATGCTGTTGGTAAAACACTAGTGATTGATAAAGGATTTATGAGTACTAGTCTTGATAGGGCAGTTATAGAGGAATTTGGAGGCGGAGATGTTGAAATTCAATTGAATATACTCATCAAAAAAGGTCAATCTGTTGGTGCGTATGTCAGTGAATTGAGTAATTATGCCGATGAAAAAGAGTTCGTAATTAAACCAAATACAAGGTTTAAAGTTCTATCTGAAACGGTGCAAGAGATGGCTTTTGACTCTAAACGAAGGATTTTTGAAGTGGAGGTAGTGGAATGAAAACAAAATATTTAGAACATATCTTGTTTGAACCCTTAAAAAAAGCGACAGCTGAACAAGTTGCTTTTTTAGGGAACGCAATTTTCTTTAGTCAAGCATTTTTAGAGAAAAATCATCCACAAATATTGGAGGAGTTTTCAAAAGATTACCCGCCAGTTTTTACAAGCGAACGCTCTAAAAGATGGATTCATCGTTTTAGGAATAATTTCTACAATTCCAGTAGATCAAGCAATGACACTCCACTTGATGAATTTATTGTCAGAGCAAAGAGAAATATGCCTGACTACGCACGTAAAGAATATGAAGAATATCTATCAACAAGCACCTAGAGAAATCTAAGTGCTTTTCTTATGCTCTAACCGTATGGAATTCCGTACGGTTAAATTTATATGTTGGAGGCATTACCTTGAGGATGTATACAAAAATAGCACTAACAATTGCTGTAACCGTCATTACAACAAAGCTAGTGCTACACATAGAAGAACAGCGAAAAATCAGAGATTTACATAACCGAATCGCTAAACTAGTTCAAATCGACTAGTGTCTTTCGCCCTGGGCATGGCGTTAAAAGGCTTTTTTACTTTACCAAAATGTCGTGGTCGTTGCCACGTTAAACAAACGTACAGGAGGAAAAGAAATGAATCGTAAATTTTTGGAACAGTTAGGATTGACTGAAGAACAAGTTGAAGCAGTTATGTCTGAACATGGCAAATCAACACAGGATTTACAAGCGAAGGTGTCTGCTGCAGAAGATAATGCCAAGGGATTGCAGGACCAGTTGAAAGAGCGTGATAAGGACATGAAACAGCTCAAACAAGACGCTGAAGGCAATGCTGACCTACAACAAAAATACTCAGACTTGGACAGCAAGTACAAGACACAACAGAAGGAACATGAACAACAACTCAAGACAATGCAGTTAGATCATGCTATTGAAATGCACTTGAGCGGTAAGGTTCACGACGCTGGAATCGTGTCTAGTCTACTAGATAAGTCTAAATTGGGATTAGGTGACAACGGAGCAGTGACTGGATTAGATGAACAGTTGACAGCTTTGAAGGAATCTAAAGGCTTTTTATTTGCTCCAGAAAAGGCTGCAGAACCACATATCGCTGGTGCTAAGCCACAAGGGACAACACAAGAAGAAACAGTTGCTAACGACCTGACAACGCAGATGATTAATGCGTTCACGTCAGATCTATAATCAAAAAATAGAAAAGAGGAACAGATATGCCAGCAACATTGAACTATGCACAGGCTTACCAACAAGGCTTGCAGGAACGTTACAGTGAAAACGGATTGTTATTCACTAACAAACTTTGGAACTCTCCATCCAATACACTTTTGAAGTTCACAGGAGCTAAAGAAGTAAAAGTACCACGTCTTTTGATTAAGGAAGGACGTAAAGACCGTACACGTCGCACAATTACTAGCATTGATGCTAACTATGAAAACCAATGGGAAACATACACATTGACTAATGAGCGTTACTGGTCAACACTAGTAGACCCATCAGATGTTGATGAAAGTGACTATGTCGTTTCGATTGCTAACATCACTAAAATATTCAACGATACTGAAAAAGTTCCAGAAATGGATAAATTCATGATATCTAAATTGTTCTCTCGTAAGAAAGCACTTGATACAGAAAGTAAACAAATTAAGTCATTGAATTTGACTGAGGAAAACTTCCTCGCAACTTTCGATGAGCTGATGGAACAAATGGATGAAGCTGGAGTACCAGCAGAAGGTCGTGTTATTTTCTGTACACCAGCTGTTAAACGTATGATCAAGAACATCAAGCAATTTGGTCGTACAGTCAATATCCACGGTCAAGGTACAGTGATTGACCGTTCTATTGGTCGTTTGGACGATGTGACGATTGAGCCATCTATTCCATCTGACCGTATGAAGACCTTGTACAACTTCACAAATGGGGCGAAAGTTGACCCAACTGCTAAACAAATCCACTTCTTCTTGATTCATATTCCATGTATGGCAGCGCCACAAAAATATGAATTTGTAGGACTTGACGAACCAAGTGCTTCTTCAAGCGGCAACTACTTGTACTACGAACAATCTTACGATGATGTATTGCTATTCCAGACTAAACATGAAGGTCTAGCCTTTGTCGTCGCACCTTAAAGAAGGAGGATAGAAAATGTTAACAGTAAAAAAAGACAATCGTGTGCTAGATATTGATGAACTAGAAAAAGTAACCTTCCTTGAAGATGGTTACGATGTGGTTGAAATCAAAGATGGTGAGTATGTAGTCGTAGAGCCAGCGACTAACGGACGTACTTACACTATTCAGGAGTACAAAGCAGTAGTTGCTGAACGTGACCAAGCTTTAGCTGAACGTGATAATGCTCTAGCAGAGCTTGATAAATTAGCTAAGAAATCCGCTAAGGACGATAAGTAGAAAGAGAGGTTCTGCTGATGGAGAAAATGACATTTGAAGAAATCCAAAAGCATAACGAAGATGCTAGGCAAGCCTTAATCGACTTGTATGAACAACGTTATTCATGCTATCCAGACGAGTTAGTAGTCGATGAAGTCAAGCAGAACATTCTTAATTACTGTAATCGTGAGGATTTTCCTTTAGAGTTGCGATTTGTGGCCATTCAGATGGTTTATATTGTTTGTAATCCTGACCAAGCTGTCCAAGGTAAGAATATTTCTGTTGGAGATACCCGTGTCGAATTGGCTAAGTCAGATCTTGCCAGACGTGCTGAAAGTGTCTTGCTGGACTTTACCAGTCAGCTGCAGCGGTTCAGAAAGTTGAGGTGGTAGGATGAATATCAATGATGTTCTATCTCGGGCGACACCAAGTATTGAATGGACCTATGATAAAAAGATGGATGTGTTTGCTGCTGTCGAGGGTATGAAACCAAACGGAGCTGATTTTGTAGAATTCAAAGAAATCCACAAGAAGGTTCCCTGCCGTGTCTCTGTTCGTAATTTAGTGAATACTGAACAGAACGAAGCACACCAACTCAAGACAGAACACAAAATTTTCTGTTCGCCTAAATTTGCTATCAAAGCTGGTAGTAAATTGGTCGTGGATGGTGTTCAGTACCTGACCAGCGAAGATCCAATGGTTTATGTAACACATCAAGAAATTGTGGTGAGACGACATGAGTGGCTATGATGATAGTGATGTTCAAGAGTTCTTGAAGAGACTTGAAAGAGCTCAGGCAATCATTGACTCTGAGTTTATGCAGGCTGCTAAAGATATCGGCCTAGCCTTTTTGAAAGAGGTTAAGGAACGGACACCAAAGGGCCTAACAGGTAAGCTCAATCAATCCTGGAAGATGGAAGCAAGTAAAAATGGGGATGTGTACGAGGTTGTTGTATTTAACCCTATGGAATATGCTTCTTTCGTCGAAAGTGGACACCGTCAACAAGTGGGGCGTTATGTCCCTGCAATCGGCAAGCGCTTGGTCAATCCTTGGGTAGAAGGGCGCTTCATGATGAGACTGACAGAAGAACAGATTAAACAGAAAATCCCACAAATCGCGCAACAAATCGAAGAGAGGCTAAAGGAGGAACTAGGTGGATTATAGTATTAGACCACTCGTCATCAAGCAACTCAAAGATGTGTTTGGGTGCAAGGTGTATGATGAACAAATCCAGCAAGGATTGAAAACACCTTGTTTTATTGTAGATGTGAAACCTGTGACTCGGAAGCGGTTGGCAAACCAAAACGATAAGCAGGTTTTTATTGTTTTGCTGCATTACTACACCGAAAAAACAACAGACTTATACCAAAAGTTTGAAGAGATTGAAACGGTGTTTAATTCGCCTTCTTTTCGTTATTTAGGAGATAAGTACCCTATTAATGACTTGAAGGTGGAATACAATGCCAATGACTTGATATGTACATTCACAATCACTCGATACGTTCGATGGGTTGAAGAAGAACCAAGAATGCAAATATTAGAAAGGATAGGTGAAACTTCTCATGGAAACGAATGAAGAAGTAGGGTATGTAACCGAACCAGTGGAACCAACTACTGAAGATAAATTTGGCAAAGAGGCATTACTCAAGTATTTTGAAGATGATGCAACTTTGTTAAACATTTTGCTAGAAGATGACCAGTCATACTCACTAGCAGAAGTAAGACGCATTTTAGAAGACTGGAGAAAGGGTGTAGCTAACTAATGGCACAATGGACAGTACAGAATAAACGAGTTCCAAAGGCCTACATCAATTTCGTATCAAGAGATGATGTGATTATTCCTTTGGAAGACAATACGATTGCAGCAGTTATGATTGCTGGATCTTGGGGAGAACCTGGTGCCTTCACACTTGTTGATGGTACAAGCAATTTCCGCCAGCTATTTGGTAAACCAATTGATGAACTCCTTCCGATTCGTGAAGCTTTGAAAGGAACTGGTAAGGTTCTTGTCTATAATGGAGTGAATAATACTGGGACGAAGGCGATTAAAACAGACAGAGGGATGACTGTTACAGCTAAATACAAAGGAAAAGCTGGCAACAATATCCATGTTATATTCAAAAAACAAGTTGAGCCTGGTTTTGAAGTAACGACTGTTTTCTTTGGGAAAGAAGTCGATAAACAAATTATCACAACATTGCCATTCAAGAATGATTATATCGATGTAACTGGTACTTTAACAACAGGAGATAAAACATTACTGCTTGAAGGTGGTGCAGATGGCGCAACAACTAATTCAGAAGTTGAATCATTCCTCAATGGTTTAGACACACAAGATTTCCGTGTTTTAGCGCTTGGTACAGAAACAAGTTCAACAAAAGCACTTGTTACGGCTCATATCAAAAAATGGCGAAACGCTGGTCGTTCAGTCATTGCAGTATTGAATGACTATGCGGACGCTGACGACGAAGGTGTTGTATCAGTCGGTAACGGGGTTACATTAAGTGACGGTACGAAACTAGGCGCTAAGGACTGTGTATACTTCGTAGCTGGTAAGTATGCAGGCGCTGGCTTGCAATCCAATACATTCAAGTCTTATCCAGGTGCTATCGACTGTGAGCGTAAGAACGAAGCAGAGGCTGAAAAGCTTATTAATAGAGGTCAGCTTATCTTTGCCTATCGGAATGAAAAAGTTATTATCCTGTCAGATGTGAACTCATTTACTAGTTATACGGCAGAACATAGTCGTATTTTTGGTAAGAATAAACTTGTCCGTACCATGGATAATATCAACACCAATGTTAAGTATATCTTTGAGAACTACTTTATCGGTAAAGTACCAAACAATGTGAATGGTCGTGAGTTGTTTAAACAACGGATTATCACAATGGTCCTTGACCCACTGGCTCAAAAGCAAGCCTTGGAGTACCAAGCTAAAGATATTGAGATTTCACAAGGTATTACCAAAGAATCCGTCGTGGTAAACTTGCCAATTGTCTTAACAGATGCTATGGAAATCTTGTACATGACGGTTATCTGTGATTAAGAAAGGAGAAACTAGCTAATGGCTATTATGAACCAATTAGATGCTTTATCTGCTAAGGAAGGAACAGTCTTCTTTACAATCAATGACAAGCAATATGAACTAGCAGAGCTTATCTCTCTAGAAGCGAAAATTGAATACACAAAAGCTGATGTTACCCCTCTAAACTCTCGTATGAAGGGCGGTAAGATTGTCGGTGCAGAAGGTACAGGAACTGTGAAGATGTATTACCATCGTCCTGAATTGAAGAAGATGGCTTTGGAATACGTTAAAAACGGGTTGCTACCTCGTATCGATATCAAGTGTACCAACGAAGATCGTACATCTCGTGCAGGTCGCTATACCATCGTTTTGAAAGGTGTTCTGTTCAAAGAATCACTTATCTTTAAATTAGATGGATCAGCAGATGAGGTCATTGACGAAGAAACGGACTTCACATTCCAAGATTTTGATATCTTATCAGAATTCCAAGAAATTACATACTAACACAAGGAGGAAATAGTGGTGAGTGGATTACAAGCGTTTTTGAAACAAAACAAAAAAGGGGAAGAGACTAAGGATGTCTTGCTTCCTTCTTTTGAGGAACCAGTTAAAATTCGAGTATTGAGTGCTCGTGAAGCGGACTTAATCAATGACCGTTGTTTTGTCAATAAGCCTGGTCGTAACGGACGCCAAGAGCGTATTTTTGATGGTGTTAAATATAACCGTGAAATCTGTATTGCGTCTATCGTGGTTCCAGACCTAAACGATAAAGAATTACAAGATTCTTATGGAACAATGGGAGCTTCTGAGTTGTTCGGCACTATGTTTAATTGGGGTGAAAGCGCCTTGATTTTGGAAGCTGTGACCGAACTCAGCGGTATCAACCAAACTTTCCAAGACAAGGTTGACGAGGCAAAAAACTAATAAAAGAGGACGCGGAGGCACAACTTGCCTACTTCGCCCTCGTAAACTATTACATTCGCCCTAGTGAATTTGTGAATATGGATGTAGAAGAAAAAGCCTTTTTCGCTGCAGTCATGCACGAAGAGGCGAAACAACGTAAAAGAATGAAGAAGTGAGGTGATTCTATTGGCCAATTTACAAACAACCATGTCTTTGACCGATAGGGTCACAGGCACTTTAAATAAAATCTATGCGACTATGGAGCGTGTCAAAAATGCAGGCCCTGGCATAGACAAAGTCATGAAGGCTCAAGAGTCAGCTATGAAAAAAGCTGGCGATTCTGGTCAATATTTTGTAAATAAAGCTGGGCGACTCATTGATATTAACGGTAGATTTATAAATAGTGCAACTCTAGCAGCTTCAGGGCTCAAAAAAGAAGAACTAGCTCTACGAGATTTAGGGAATGCCTCTAATAACGCTTCTAACAAGCTAAGTAGATTAGTATCTTTGAAAGGTTTGTTGAAGACCGCTTTAGCTGGTATTGCAGTCGGTGCAATTACCAAACAAGCTATAGGTATGTCAGACGAGTATGCTAATATGCACGCTCGTTTAGATATGATCCGTGATGATACGCAGACAACAGAGGAACTACAAAAGTCTATCTATACATCCGCACAACGTACAGGCTCGGCCTATACAACCATGGCAAACGGTGTCGCTAAGATGCGTCTTCACGCTGGTAATGTTTTTCAAAACAATGGCGAAACAATTGCCTTTTTAGAAACCATGAACAAATCCTTTGTAGTAGGTGGGGCAAGCATTGAAGAGCAAAAAAACGCCATGCTTCAGCTTACTCAGGCTATGGCTAGTGGTAAGTTGCAAGGTGATGAGTTGCGTTCTCTAGCTGAGACTTCACCAGCCTTAATCCAAGCCATTGCAAACAAGTTAGGCGTTAGCCGTGGCGAGGTTAAAAAACTTGGAGCAGACGGGAAGATTACGGCCGACATTGTCAAAACTGCCATGCTGGATGCAAGCGAAGCGATTGATCAACAATTCCGCAACATGCCAATGACATGGGGCAGGGCATGGCAGAACTTCCTGAACTTTGTGACTAAGGCGCTTGAGCCGATATCGATTAAGATAAATCAGATAGTGAACTCGTCCGCATTCCAACAATTTGCCCAAATTGTAGCCACGGTGCTTCAATATGTCGTTCAAGCGGCTATCTTTGCCATGGATATGATTGGGGCTGTTTGGAGTATGTTGGCGCCGATTGCTCAATTTGTCATCGATAACTGGTCTGTCATTCAACCGATTATTATTGCTGTAGCAATCGCTATAGGAACTTATATAGTCGCAATGAACGCAGCAAGTATAGCGACTAATCTATTTAGTATCGTTACAAACACTGCGAAAGCTGCAATGGCTGGTTTTAATGCCGTTATGGCAATGAATCCAATCATGTTGATCGTCATGGCAGTCATCATTCTTATCGGACTTTTCTATGCTTTAGTCGCATGGTTTAACAATCTTACTGGTGCAGCCGTATCAGCTACAGGAATCATCATAGGGGCTATATTCTACCTAGGAATGACCATTTGGAATATACTTCTTAGTATTGCCAATGCAGCTATCTGGGTGATTAATATGATGCTACAAGGCGTCTTTTGGTATGTGAATACCGCAATAGCATTCTGGATGTTCCTCTATCAGGCTATCTTAACTATTTTGATAGGTATTTTAGACTTTATTGACTGGTTCGTTACTGGTGCTGTTAACTTATGGAACGAGATGTCTTTCCAAGTTCAAAGCGCTTGGTATGATATTGCTCAAGGTGGCCGTGATATGGCTGTCGCTATTGCAGGATTTGTAGATAGCATGGTCAATAGTGTTATTAGTTCGGTTGAAGGAATGATTAACTCTGTTCTTAGCGGATTTAATAGCATGATTGGTTTCTTGAATGGACTTGGCTTGAATATTAGTGCAGTTGGTTCGGTTTCGCTTGGTAGAACTAATTTTGCAGGAGATGTAGCTGGTGCGATTGATAGCATGCAGAAACCAGTTAAAAAGACCTTTGAAGGTCTGCACTTGGCAGATGGTCTCAAACAACACAAAGCTAGTTTAGAAACTCCGCACCTTGACACTCCACAACTAGGTTATCTTGAACTTGGAGACCGAATGGGAGCCTTTAATAAAGGGTATGAAATCGGTCAAGGTATCGACAAGGCTGTCGGTGGTTTCTTCAAAGGAGCTGGCGATGCCAACGGTGTAGGAAACAATTTCTTGGGCGATCAAGGAAAGACACCTTACGAAATAAGCCCAGCAAGTTCAGTACCTGGACAAGGCGACGGAGGAAAAGGCGGCGGTCACAATCCTACAGGTGGTAAATTAGACAAAGTCGGCAAGATTGAAGATGAAATCAAACTGGACGATGAATACATCAAGTTGATTAAGGATGTTGCGACTATGAAGTGGCAACAGAACTTTATTACCTTGAAACCAGAGATTGTTACCAACATTGACTCCATTAACAACGCTGGCCAGTATGCTAACGTATTGGATGATTTGAATGCAACGATTGTAGATGCTTTGAATAATGGCGCTGACGGACTCATGGCTTACTAGGAAGAAGGTAGTAGATGTTTATATTTATTGAAGGCATTAAATTGCCAGTGAATCCAGAAGAAATCAAACTGGAGGACAAGCAAGGAATTGAGACAGTCGCTATCATCGATACTGGTAACGTTCCGCTTGTCGGAAATCCAGAGCTTCAATCGATTGAGTTTGAATCCTTTATCCCTAGTGGAAGATACGACGGAAACTACCAACGGAATAGCCGTGTCTCTCCAGAATCCTTTGTATCATCTATTCGTAAATTTAAGACCGAAGGCACTCCTATTCAACTTATGATTGGGGGTGCTTTTGGTTCTGCTATTAACGGGAAATTCCTAGTGGAACAGTTCGATGTCTCTACTAAGACGGGATATGAAGATGACTTGATTTATAAGATTAAGTTTTTACAACATCGGTCTCACAAGCCACGAAAGGTCACCATCAAAGACAAGCAAGCACTTGAGGCTACTAAAAAGAAACCGCAGGCGAAAGCTACGGAAGAACGTAGTGCTACAACAGAGAAGCCTGCTCAAAAAAGCCATACGGTTGTGAGCGGTGATACTCTTTGGGGGATTGCTCAGACCTTTTACGGAGACGGCAGCCGCTATACTGAAATTTACGAAGCTAATAAAGACAAAATCAAAGACCCTCATTGGATTTATCCTGGACAGGAGTTTGTAATACCATGATGCAATTATTCTATCAGAACAATAAAACTGGAGATACATGGGATTTAGCAACTGTGTCTGAAAAGGTCGAATTCAAGACAACTAGAAAAGGGTCAGCTTGGAGCGTGGAGATTACTTTGTACAACTCTACAAAAGTAGTCTTTGAGTATGGTTCTCCACTTGCTTTCAAGCTAGATGATAAAGAGGTATTCTTTGGTTATTTGACCAAAATCAAGTATGAGAAAGATACCAAAACAACCTTGACTTTTCATGATCAGATAAAGTACTTACTACGCAACATCAACTTTGTTGCCAGGGATAAAAACGTCAATCAAATCGTCTCGGCAATCGCAGGAGATTTTGATTTGAAGATTGGGGAACTAAAAGCCCCAGCCGTGACCTTATCCCCTCAGTTGAAGGAGGACAAGAAGGCTTTGGATATTATCCAGGAGGCCATGGACGAAACCTTGGTACAAAGTGGAGAATTGCTAGTCTTGTATGACAAGTTCGGAGAGTTGACGCTAACAACTCCAAAAAACTTACCAATACAGTACATTATCGGGAATGAATCCTTTATGTCTAGCTTTGAGTTTGAAGGTTCGATTGAGGATAGTGCTAATATTGTCCGCTTGATCCAAGAGAATAAAGAAACCAAAAAGAGAGAGGTCTACATCTATCAGGACAGCTACAATATTGGCGCTTGGGGAAAGCTCCAGTACATGAAAAAAGTGGATGAGAAAGCAACTGAGGGGCAAATCAAGCAATGGGGCGAAATGCTCTTAAAGATGAAAAATCGTCCCAAAGAAACGTTCAGTCTGAAAGCTGATATTGGAAGTATTGACTTTTTAGCAGGCCATGCAGTCTATGTGGATGTTAAGGATATTGAGAAGAAGGGATGGTATGTTATTGAAGAGGCAACTCATTCCTTCAGTGCAGAAAAGCACACGATGGAAATTAAATTATTCATGGCAGGAAGTGAGTAGATGGAAGTAATAGAAAATCTAAAGAAATTGATCAGTAATTTCATTGAAAATCGCCAGTTCGCAAAGATAACAACCGGTGTAGTTTTATCAGTTTCTCCACTCAAAATCCAATTGACCAATGAGTTGATTTTGGATGATTCTATGCTTGCTGTCACCTGGACTGATGAAACATTGGATCCTGAGTACGTTGGGCAAACCCTTCATCTCATCAGACAAGATGGTGGAGGGTTTTATTATGTCTTGTACAAGAAGATTTTCCATTACAAGCGCAAAGTGAAAGGGGGTTCTGATGAATGAGTACTCCTAAAACAAACTTTTTAAACATCGCTAAAAATGTTGTCGAAGCTAAGAAACAGCCTAGCTTAACACTAGATGAAACCAATATCTTGCTAGAAATAGATGGCATTCATGCTCTGAAGCAATCAATCAGACGCATGCTGACGACTGAACGGTTCATCTATACGATTTATGATCATCGCTACGGTGTAGAGTTAGATGCTTTATTTGGTGGGGATATGGACTATGCCCAAATGGATATCGCACGGCGCATAAAAGAAGCCTTATATGAAGACGACAGGATTCATGAGGCTCATTCTTTTTCTACTAAGGTAAAGAAAGATGAGTTTTATGTTCAGTTCATGGTTGATAGTGATTTTGGAACATTTGAGATGGATTTGGAGGTGAAACGATGATAAAGATAAAAACATATCCAGAAATTTTAGAGGATATGCTGGCCTTGTTTGATGATAAGTATGACAAAAGACAAGGGTCTGTCTTGTACAATCTAGTAGCGCCTGCAGCTCGAGAAGTTGCTATTCAGTATACGGTCTTAAAATCGTATGAAGAAGTCAATTTTTTAGATACGAGTACAGGAATTTTCCTAACTCGATTATGTAGGCAGTTCGGAGTTGAACGTTTACCAGCTACAGCATCAGTTCGACTGGTTCAATTCAAGCAAGAAATCCCACTCGGAACCCGCTTTAGTGTGGTTAATAGTGAGTATAATTTCCGTGTTTTGGAACGTCGCTCTGGATTTGAGTATAGTGTAGTAGCTGAACAAGTCGGAAATGCCCCCAACTATGTAAGAGGTCAACTCATTAATATTGATGTATTGAGCGACTTTAAAGGGGCAGAAATCGGCTCTGTCATCGTCGTAGGTGAAGATGAAGAGACAGATAAACAACTCCGTAAACGGACCATTGAGTACTTGAAAACACCGACTTTAAACGGGAACATTGCCCAATACAAGAAATGGGCAAGTGAGTTCGTTGGTGTTGGTTCAGCACTTATCGAACCGCTCTGGAAAGGTGAAAATACAGTACGTGTATCGATTACGGATGCTGACGGCAATGAAGCAAGTCCAGAACTGGTAAAGAAATTCAAGAATTACTTGGATCCTGAACCAAGTGGCCATGGGCTAGGTGTGGCTCCAATCGGAGCTTATGTGACCGTGCAATCTGTAAGTGGCTACAACGTTCGTATTACTGCAACTATCAAGATTGATGAAGATGTAGATATTGAAACAATCAAGAATGAGGCGAAAGTTCAACTCATTAAATACTTACGTGAAGAAGCATTTGAAGAGAAAGAGGTTCGGAACTATAAAGTTGCCACAATCATTGACAGAATTAATGGGGTTCGCGATGTGGACCGTATTTTGTTGAATGATAGGGAACAGAGTATCGAATTATCAAACACGATGCTTCCTAAGCTAACGGAGGTAACTATTAATGTCGCACGTTAGATATCGTATGTTATCGGCTTTGCCAGAGGTCTTAGATCCAACCATCAATGATTTATTTGAAACTGAGATTCCAGAGTTGGAATTGATTACAGACTTAATCTTTGATACTAGACGGTTGATGCTGTTGCCAGAAGCAACGGAAGATTGGATTACACGTTGGGAAAAGGCTCTTCAGGTAAAACCGAAAACAACTGACTTGGAAGAACGAAGGCGGTATCTAATCACTTTAATTTCTTCCAAGATTAAAATTAACTCAGTGAGTTTACAAAAAATTACAAAGAGCTTTACGAATGTCAATAATTTAGTAACGGTCAAGGGTTCGGCGGTACATATCCGATTTTTAGGAGAATTACCTACTGGATATTTGAACCGTTTTTTAAAGTATGTGCGCGAGTTGATTCCTGCTCACTTAGGAATCCAATTCTCAGTTGAAGCACCAATGGAGAATACAATTTATATTAGCGCTCATACATTCAGTGATATTCGTTCAGTTCGATTTGAATAGGAGGAAATAAATGGGATATTTTATCCAGCCTATTGTAACTGATAAAGCAATCAGCGAAACAGCCTTAGCAATTCAAAATAGAGAACCACTGGTTTTCACTCGAATAGCTTTGGGTAGCGGCCGTCATCGGACGGACATTGGCAAGAAGAACAATGTTGTACAAGTAGTTCATTCTCTGCAAGTGACACAGTCTTTATCGACTGATGTAGCTGATACAATTCGTCTAACAGCTCGGTTCGATAATTCACAGATTGAGCGTGAGATGATTGTAAATGAAATCGGTGTGTTTGCAAAACGTGGGAATCACGAAGAGTTCATGTACATGTATACTTGGGCAGAGCAGGGAGATGTAATTCCTCCTAAAACATCTGCTTATGTATATCGAGATTATGATTTCAATACAACTATCAGCAAGAATAGTCAGATTACCATTCAATACAATGCGACTAACTTAGTTTATGCGACTGTCCCTGAATTAAAGGAGACAGAAAGAAAGTTACAAACCAATATTGATAATCACATTAGAGATGCTGCCCGTCACGTTTCTGACCAGGAGCGAATACGTTGGAATGGGAAAGCCGACTCAACCCATCGTCATAGGGTATCTGATATTGACGGTCTTGAAGCGATTATCGGCAACCAAACAACAAATAAAGCAAATCAAGCAGACCTAACTGCTCACATCCAAAACCGCAACAATCCACACAATGTGACAAAGGCACAGGTAGGTCTAGGTAACGTAGACAACGTCAGACAAGCAAGCTATGAGTCAGTAGAGGCTTTAAAGCGTGAGTTCCAGGAACACGAAGATAGACTGAATGCTATCGAGTACATGTTCTTGCAGAATGACTTCACTGCTCCGATTCGTACCGAAGATGGTATAGAACATACCTTACTTGCTGATGAAAACGGTCATGTGATTGTTGCTGATTGGAAATATATTATGGAGGTATAACATGGTAGTAATTAGTACACAGACACGAAAAGTAACTGATTTGCCACAGGCTAGTCGGGTCAACAACTCGGACAACATCATGATTCATGATGGTCGTGGGTTGAAGAAAGTGTCTGTGCAGACATTAAAGGATGGAATCAGTAGCAATGTATCAGTAGCTACGTCGAGCTCGAACGGGATTGTCAGACCAGATAATTACACGACCGAGGTCCTAAACGGTGCAATCAAAGCTAAAACCGCAACAGCTGGATCAAACGGAGTGGTTAGACCTGATAACTCAACGATTACAATCGATGGTTCTGGGGTTTTACGAGTAAACAGGTCAGCGCTTGGGATTCCAAGCACACCATCAGAAGTGATCGCAAATAAATTTGTAAACCAAAACGGAAATCAGCAAATGAAATACTGGTACGGATCGAAAGCCCAATACGAAGCAGTCCGAACCAAAGATCCCAACACAATCTATGATGTGTATGAGTAGGTGATGTTATGACTACAAGAGAAGGTATTTATGTTGGCGGTAAAGATATTATCGAGAGATACGTTGGTAACAAACTTGTCTGGAGTAAGTGGATAAGAATCGGATCCGTTCGAAGTATAAATAGTCCTAGAAGTTTAAACTCAACAACTACATCAATGGATATCAATAGTTCATCAAGATTTATCAATCACCCTCGTTATGGAAAAGGAAAAACTAAAAAAGTAAAAATTGTTGATGAGAACAATAATAGTAATGTATTTTTTGCTAAATACGTTTTTATTAGCAACCGATATGAATCGGATGGTACATATCTTTCTGGACTAGGTGATCATTGTTTTGTCGAATTTGAAACAGAAACAGAGAAAAACAGTTTTTTAAACAATAGGTCGCAATCTTACACTTTTTATATTAGATAGGAGAAACAAAATGGAATTTGTATTAGTAAATAAATTTTTTAGAGTTGGCAAGACGGAAGTCTCTATTCAATGTGACAAGCCGTTCACTTTCTTCACTCGTGAGTTGGAGGGTGATCGCTTGGGTGATACGGATGAAACACTCATTGAAGCAGTCAAAGAGATTCTACGAACCGAATTAGACCCAACAAGTGCTGTTGTCAAAAACAAAGAACAATTGGCTAAAACAACTGCAGCACTTGAACAAGCGAATCAGCTTATGGAAGGTATGCAGAAGGTCAGCTTGCATAATACTGACGATATCGAAGAAATCTTTGAACGCTTGGAAGTGCTTGAGAAACACAACGGTATTGATCATGAGCATGAGGACGAAGCAGAGGGACATGAAGAATCGCCTCACGTTGCCGAGCCAGAAACCCACCCTGCTGAACCTGTACCAGTAACCCCACCGGTTCAACCAGAACTCCAACCAGCTACAGAAGTAGCCACAAACGGAGTTCCTAACGTGGTCGTATCTGAACCAGCAACAGCACAACCGCAACCAACTACTGAACAACCAGTAGCAGAAGCGCCTACACAACCTGCACCAGCAGTAGAACAACCAACAGAAAGCGAGACAGAACATGAAATTCCTACATCGACAAGCGAAGCGAGCACTAGTGAAGACAATGGAGGTAGCAACAATGAGTAAGATTACATTAGACCAAGCTAAAATCGACATGTACATTAATTTGCTTAAGCGAGGAGCGATTGACTTTTCATTTGTCAATAAACGCTTCAAAGATCGCGTGCGTAAAGAATTGGAACGCCTTGGTTTGAGCCATTTGGCGAACTAGAGAGGTGTTTATGGACGTCTTACAACAGATAGAACATTTCTTCATGAACGTGCTACCATCGGCTTCACCAATTATCATCGCTTGGCTTAGCTACAAATTACCGAAAAAAGCCAAAGAAGAAACAGATAAAATTGTCTCGGAACTAACCGATGTCAAGAAACAGATTAAAGATGTCCAGACTACCGCTAAAGATAGCAATTCCAAAATTGATGAAGTTCAAGAGAAGTTGAAAATACACGATGAGGCGCATCTAAATACCATGAAGTTGCGCCTTGACCGTGATATGCGACGTGCTATTAATAGAGGGTATACCTCTAGAGATGAATTCTCCCTAGTAGAAAGCATGCATAAAAGCTACAAAACTCTAGGAGGTAACGGCTACATAGATCGTTTATTCAGCGATTTTGAAAAATTGGATATCAAAGAAGGCATCTTAATAGATGATTAGAAAGGGGGCATGGAATGGGATGTAGTAATACGACTAATTTGACTCAGGTTGACGGAGGCGTTCGTGTCAAGCAGGGAGATTTGTCCTCTACTTTCGGATTTGAATTGCAAGATGAAAATTTCCGTGGTATTACTTCTCTTGAAGGGCAAGAAGCTCTTATAACCCTAACAAAAGATAAATATTGTTGGAAGACAAAAGCACTCGTCAAGGATCAATCTGTTAGTTTTAATTTAGACAGCATTCTGCCAAACGGTAAATACCGTGTAGAAATTTCGGCTGGGGGATATATCTTTCCAAGCGATAGAAAAACTTACATTGAAATTGAAGCGTCGGATAAAGAATTGGTTCTTGAGGTAGTTCATACTCTCAAAGAGCTGGACATAGCTGAAGAAGTTAAAAGACAACTTAGCGAAGGTGGAGCGTGTCCGGAAATCCCAGACTTACTTATGCATTATAATTTAGGAAAGGTGTGATAGGATGGATACAAGTAAATTAATTGCATTCGCTCAAGCATTAGGAGCGGATAACAAAGCGATGAAACAGTTGGTCGATACAAAGATTGACAACGCTACGTTAATGCAGGCTATCGAGCAGGCTAAGACTGCCGTCAAGAATGACATCTTGGGCGATGGTGTCCCTGAAAATCTTGACACTCTTAAAGAAGTCGCTGAAAAAATCGCCAGCTTGAGTGGAGATGTTGAGACTGCAGTCGTGCAGAAATTGGCTGATCTCGGCCGTCGTATTGATGAGTTCGCCAATCTTGACCTGGTCTCAACCTATAATGCAGCGAAAGCGTGATAGCCATGAATAACCTTGAAAATCTAGCAACAGCTATTGGTACAGATATCAAGGATATCAAGACGCAAGTTACAAACTCCCAAGCAAAGATTTCGGCTAATACAGAGTCCATTGCCCGTATCGCTACTCAAATGGATAGTCTTGCGACAAAATCAGAGGTAAAACAAGATATTGATGGCCTTGCGAAAACACTTGCGAAAGTTCAGGTTGGCGGCAGAAACTACTATCGAGACTCTGAGAAAGTTAGAACAAGTACGCGTTTCTTTCCGTTTCCTCTACATCCATATCTTACTCAAGAAAATGTAGGGGAGACTTGGACTCTATCATTTGATCTAAAAATAAATGAAGGTGGCGAGATTCGCCCTCTCCATTTTTATCATTATCAAAATAACCGCTTCGGTCTGAAAGCTAGTGCAAACATCACTCCAAGTAAAGAATGGCAACGTTTCACGTTTACAGGTCCAGTTATCTTTCCGAACGACGACCCTCGTTATTCGAGGGGAGAGATGTCCTTGTATGACTATGCTGGAAACAATAGCTATTCCGTTCGTAGGATTAAACTTGAAAAAGGTACTCTAGCGACTGACTGGAGTCCTGCGCCAGAAGATGCACAGACCCAAGTAACCGAAACTCAAGAGAGTTTGAGAGGTCTTGAGCGCAAGTTTGAGACGTTTAAAGAACAACAATTCACGAAAGAGGAATTTAACTCGAAAGATTGTATCACTGGAAGTACAGAATACCAAGTTTTGAAGCATCAAGTGGAATCTTTAGTGAAGCAAACGCAGACTTTACAGGAGCAACTGGCTCTTATCAAACCTGCACCAAGACGGGCGCCGATGGCTTATACAATCGACTTAAATAGCACCCCTCCAGTCGCTTGGTTTGACAACGGTTGTGGTCTAGATGTAGGAGATAACCTTACAATTTTGGGCGCTAAAAGAACCCAAGGATTAAGCAATCAACCTCCAGCTTATGATTTCCCAAACGCGATAATTAGAACATCTATGGGTATTCTTGGTTTGGATGAGTGGAAAAAAGCGAGGTTTGATTATTGGCACGATACAGTAAAAGTACTGAATCCGCTAAAATCAGCAGATGATTACGATTGGACAAGAGCAAGGTTGACTGAAAGAGGTTCCATGCATGAATACCAGTGGAATAATCAGAGAAATATCATTCGCGTTATGTATCAATTGGGCATTTGGGATGCAAAAACCGTTGAAAGTTTAGGCGCTGTAAGGCGCTAGAAAGGAAAAACATATGATTAACTGGAAACTACGACTAAAAAATAAAACCTTTTACCTGTCTGCTATCCCAGCCTTCTTGCTTCTCTTGCAAGCTGGTGCAGCAGTCTTTGGATATCATCTGGATTTGGGTGATATCGGCAACAAGCTGATTTTGCTTGTTAATGCGGTATTCGTGTTCTTGACTGCAATCGGTCTGGTCAATGACCCGACTACAAGCGGAATTACAGACAGCACACGAGCGCTAGAATACAAGAAACCAAGTGAGGAATAATATGGATATCGATACAAGCAGACTACGTACAGACTTGCCGATCGTTGGGTTTGAGCCTTTCCGTCAAGTACATGCCCACTCAACAGGCAACCGAAACTCAACCGCTCAGAACGAGGCGGACTACCACTACAGAAAGGACCCTGGACTAGGGTTCTTTTCTCATGTCGTTGGAAATGGCCGTGTCATGCAGGTAGGTCCTGTAAACAAGGGAATGTGGGACGTTGGTGGCGGTTGGAATGCTGAGACTTATGCAGCGGTTGAATTGATTGAAAGCCATTCAACTAAAGAAGAGTTTATGACAGACTATCGCCTTTATATCGAATTGCTACGAAACCTAGCAGATGAAGCAGGTTTGCCGAAAACGCTTGATACAGACGACCTAGCAGGTATCAAGACGCACGAATACTGTACGAATAACCAGCCGGATAACAGTAGCGACCACGTTGACCCGTATCCTTATCTTGCTAAATGGGGTGTTAGCCGTGAACAGTTTAAGCGAGATATTGAGAACGGCCTAGGCGCCGAAACAGGCTGGCAGAAGAACGATAAAGGCTATTGGTATGTACACTCAGACGGCTCTTATCCAAAAGATAAGTTTGAGAAGATCAACGGAACTTGGTACTATTTTGACGGCTCAGGCTACATGCTTGCAGACCGCTGGAAGAAGCACACTGACGGCAACTGGTACTACTTTGATCAATCAGGCGAGATGGCTACAGGCTGGAAGAAAATCACTGAGAAGTGGTACTATTTCGACGTAGAAGGTGCCATGAAGACAGGATGGGTCAAGTACAAGGATACATGGTACTATCTCGACAGCAAGGGCGGAAACATGGTATCTAATGAATTCGTCAGAGCGGGTCAAGGCTGGTACTACATCAACCCAGACGGAACAATGGCAGACAAGCCAGAGTTTACTGTTGAGCCTAACGGGCTCATTACTACAAAATAAAACGAAAGGAAAACTTTTCTAAAATGTTCTTTCACCGCAGGCTCAGGCTTGCGGTTTTTTGTTTGTCTGAAATACGCTTGATAATCGCTTGAAAGTCTTGAAAAATCTTTATAGATAGAGGGTTAGGAGCGTTCTTTTTCGCTTGAATACCATTTAAAAATGCGACGTGAAGCCGAAATAAAATTTGGGGACGAGCAGGAACCGTGATCATCGTCACGGTTTTCTATTTTGCAAAAACACGCATTTTGAACGATCAGAAACAAAAATTACAATTCTATTGTTCAAAAAACCGTTTTCTTGAAGAATAGGGAGGGTGGAATGCAGGGTATTATTGTCAAAAACGCCATTTTGTCAATAATAGATCCTTTTTATTTTTTAATTATTGTCAAAAACGGTGTTTTGTTAAAAATAAAAACAGCGAAATTACTCACTGATCCTTTTGGAAACTATTAG